CCCATAGTTGCTTATCGTTGACTAACTTCTTTAGTGCGCCGTTCATTTAGTTCGCCTCTGTACTAACCCACCCTCGTTGAAGCGTAGTTCAGTTTCACTAGGGTATAACTTCAGGTCTTTAATGTTGAGTACTTTTGCTTTTACTTTACCGTCTTTATAAGTAAGAGTTTTGCTCCCTATACTTATCTGAGAGCCAAGTTCTGCTTTAAGTTGCTTAACAGCCTTATCATAAGCTACAACGTATGTATTATGAAAACCAGAACCTTTAGATATAGCTTTTTTATAGTCATCATTGCCTACGCCAAAGCGTCTAGCTGCTAGCTTTTCAATAGGGGGTAGTACTATTTCATCAACCCCTTTAGTTTTAGCATCTGCTATAATAGACTGCAATAGGACACGAACAGAATCAGTTAGGCTGGTTAGAGGGGTATCCTTCTTGTCTACTAATCTGTTAGCTTGATATATTACATCATTAGCGTCATCCATAATGAGACGTAATATATTTTTCTTGCCAGAGAAGTCATACACATTAAGTTCTATCTTAGTTAGTAAGTCGAAATAGTCCTTTATAGCTATAAGATTAGCCTTTTTACTTTGTGCAATCTCATCGGGTAAGTCAAACTTATCTTTAAATAGCTGTTGAACTTCTTTGTCTTGCTCTATATTAGTTAACTTTTTATTGGTGCGAATAGGAAGGTACTTATTAAATACAAAGTCTTCAAAGTCTTCAAGTACTGTACCTGGAAATTCAAACTCAGGTTTAAATGCTATATCATCAATAGCTGACTTAAACTCTTTTCTATATTCGTCAGTTAGTTCTTTTAATACTTTAGAAGCGTCACTTGACATATTTTGTATAGCGTCAGACTGTAGCTCTTCTATAAGAATGTAGTCAGGTTCTTGATCGAATCTTATGCTTGCTAGATCCCCGTCTTCACCTATAGTTTGTCGTAAGCTATACCTTGTGTGTGCGAGGTTAGAAGAGCCAAAGTGAGTAGTAAGGCCTAAATTTTTATTAGCTACATCTACACCCACCTCTTCATAACCAACCTCTTTATCAATAAGATCAGACTGACGCTGTGACGATCTGTACTTTTGGCCTTTGCGAAGGGCTACTACTTCCATAGGATCAATCATAGCATCTTGCATTGCTTCATCTGTAGTGTAACGGGACTCTGGGTCTAGTTTAAAATCACGAAACTCTAATTCACCCTTAGTTACTTTAGGGGCTCTCTTACGTACAAAGGCTTCAATATTTTCACCTTTAGTACCCTTAGTCTCACTTATACTAGCGTTAGCAATAGCATTATCAGCAGGGCTGTAGAACCTGGCTAAGACAGGACTGTCAGGATCAGCAACATCAAACATGTTAACACCCTTAGGTAAATCCTTGAACATAGGATTGAACTTAGGGTTATCCGTAATGCCCAGCGCAGAGCTAAGCTCTTTAGCTAACAGTCTAGTGATACCACTCATTAGGCTACGTTCCCACTAAATCCTTGCTCACCGGGTTGAGGCGCTGTGCCTGTACCCATCTGCGCTCCACCTGATCCTGTAGTATCTTGTACGTTTGCTCCCGCTGGTGCTTGACCTTCTGGTCCTGGCGCTGGGCCTTGCGGTTGAGGTGGCTGTGGGTTCTGCTCTTGGAACTTCTTAAATAGCTCAGCCTGAATAGCAGCGTCCTGCATAGAGTTAGTCACCTTGTCTGGGTCAAGATCCATAGACTTAGCGATCTCACGAATGACGTAATCCATCTTAGCGAATGGTGCTAGGTTAGGATTAGACGCTACCTGCAAGAACTGCATTAGACGCTGTGAACGTACCTCGTTAGACATCAAGCTTTCAGTACCTGATGCTTTAACTTCCAAGTCACCCTTGATAGTTTCATCGTAGTCAAACTGCATGTTGAACGAGAAGAAAGCTTTACCTAGGGGGCCAAGCAGATAGTCATCTACGTTCTTAACTACACTACGGATACTACCGTTAGCTGCAGACATAAGCATAGAGATACCTGAAGCTGTACGACCTACGCCTGAGACACCAGTTTGACCGTGTGCGAAGCTAGGGAATCCTGTACTCTCATCAGCCAATACACGAGCCTTGTCAAAGAGTTGCATGTTTTCTTGTGCTACGTTAGGGAACTTGGTTCCGAAGATAGCCTGACCCGGAGCACCGCCTTGGCGCCTAAATATCTTGCCGGGGTACACACTCATGTCTTGACCTGGAACCAAGTTAGTCTCATCGACTTCCATAATAAGGTTACCAGAAAGTGCAGCATTGTCAATAGCCATACGCATAAAACCATTCATCAAGGTCTGCGTATCGTCCATGTTCTCAGCAATACCTACACCAAAGAAGCTATATGGATTGTGCTCGTAAGGAGTGGAGTAGTAAGGAATACGTGCTGGTTTGAAGGGGTTAAGCACCATACGTAGTACTTCACCGTTACATACCCAGATGTTACAGCTTACTTCGTTTAGATCACGTAACTCTTTAGGGATCTTAACGCCATTATCTTCTAGAATGTCTACATCAACGAAACCCCAGAACTCCATAACTTCCCAGCGCTCAGACTGAGCAGAGATGTCATCGTCTTCCATCTTCATTTCCCAGTGCTTACGCACGTAGTCTGGGCTTTGAGCGATAGCGTTCTCAATAGAATCATCACGGAAGTAAGGGCGTCCCTTCAAAGAGCGCAGCTGATTGCGTGACATCTTGTGACGCTCAACTACGTACTCTGCGTCATCCATTGAGGTAGACTCAGGGTCAGGGTAGAAGTTCCATACAGATACGTGGTTACACTCAGGGACAGTCTTAACGAGAGGGGAGTACTCACCGTCTTCACCCCAGCTAGGGTACTCTTTATCTACAGCGAATGGACCTTTCATTACGCCTGTACCAAGCAACGCCATCTCGAAAGCCATTGAGCGCAGATGTTTGGATGCACCACTCTCATTAAGCTGATCGTGGATCTTCTTCTCCATCTTCTTAGCTGCTACCATCGCAGGATGGAATGACACTGTAGTAGGAGTAGTACCGTCACCTTCGATGATCTTATCACTCACAGGAGACAACTTAGTCTTGAGACCCGCTAAGCGCTCCTGTAGATCAATGATCGTTTCTCCGGGTAGTAGCTTACCGTCATCGCCTAACAGCGCTGTAGGGGCTGCTACGTTCTCTGTGACAGCCCTTCCACCTTCACCCGCCTTATCAGCATTAGGATCTACGTTAATATGTACAGCTTCAGCTACACCATCTGGTAGTACAGTAGGGTCTACTGCAAGAGGGAACTTGTTGTTACCGAAGAGTACGTCTACGATCTGTCCGTAGGCTGCAAGTGTTTTAGTCTTAGTTACCTTAACAAATACACGTGACTTCTCTGTATCAGTGAACTGTACGTCTGAACTGTAAAGCCCACGGTAGTTACGATAAGCACGTAACCAACGCTCTTCATCTACAAGTCGAGCATCCTCTGCACGTCCGAAGCGATCCTTAACGAAGCTAACTACGCTATTAACAGACTCAAAGAGTTTATCGCTGCCGTTTTCAGCTGCTACTACTTCATCTGTGTCGAAGTTTACGTCTTCAATGTCTGCCATATTTTAATACCCGAATGTTGAGTCTGAAGCTTGAAATCCAGAGCGTTGATCTTTAGCTGGATTGTAATCCCATAGAGAACTACGTGGTCTTGTCATTATACCATAACGTAACGCATCATACAAGTGGTCTTCTGCATTAGTATCTACATCTTCTGGGTTTCTTTTGTCCAGTGGGATAGACGGTAGTTGTGCTATTGTGTTGGTACACGTAGAAAAGAATACTAACCTAGGTTCCTCTGTGTACTCATCTACCTGCAGTCTGCGGTGTAGTTCGTTCTTACCAGATATACGTGAGCCTTTTGATCTATCTGAAGGACGCCAGCGACATCCCTTCATGTTCATCTGCTCAGCTAGTGAAGGACCAGTATCACCACGGTTATGCCATAGTGAGGAGTCAAGCACCCCGTAGCGTATAGTACCATCCCTAGCTTCAGCATCTAAGATCATATCAGCTAAGTCTGTAGCTGTAACCTTAGAGCAGTACAACTCTCTATAAACTATGAGTTGCTCTGAGGGTGTTACTGCTAACCATACAACCCCAGTAAAGGAGCCGTACCCGTAGTCACACGCCCTGAACTTAGTCCAAGAGTCTGGTATATCAAAGGGTTCAACTACGTGTATGTTCCTGTTGAACTCAGGGAAGGCTGCACCTTCGTTGACATCCCAGTTACCCTCAAGTAGTTGCTTCCTTTGATGCTCAGGTAGAGACAGAAGCATTGCTTCGTAGTCGCCACTCTCAGCTAGGTGAGGGTTATCGAATAGGCTTGCAGGTATAAACCTACGTTTAAACAGTGGCTCACCTTCTCTACTATGACCCTTAGGGTAGGTAAGCGTTTCACCTGTCTCAATGTCTGTAGCCCAGAAAGGCGTGTTAGACGGGGCAGGATCAATAAACATTTTCTTGACCCAAGAGTGACCTGGGCCACCAGGGTTGGTTGTAGCCCTCATGTAGAGGCCTAACTCCTTGGAACTACTACGTAACCGAGACCGCATGTAGTTCCACCCATAGGGTGACTGCCATTGCGTAAGCTCATCGAAGGCTACGTAGTTAAACGCCTGCCCTTGGTAGCGCATAACGTCTGTGTCTTTGTCGAGGTAGGACATCCAAAGACGCCCTCCTCGGGGTGTGGTCCACTGAGATTTGCGTTCAGACCACTTTATACCGGGTATTGCTTTAGGGTAAAGATCTTGGCTCTTCTGTATGAGTTCCCTAAGTTCTTCTGTAGTGTGACGTACAAGTAGGCCACTAAAGTCTGGGTTATTCAAGTCACGTAGCGGATCTGCTAGTGTGGCATATGATTTACCTCCACCAGCTGCGCCTCCATATAGTACCTCACGCTCTGCAGAGGCTAGATATTGTGTCTGAGGCCCAGGGTTAGGCTGAAAGACCACCTCTTGAGCCGCAATAGGGTCAAACTCCGCAGGTTTAACTTGGGCGGGTACTGCTGTCTTGTTCGTCTTCTTCGTAGGTGTAGTAACCGAGTCTTTCTTTTTCGAGGATCTCGTACTGCCTGAGCGCTTTTTCGAGCCGCTGGGCAAGCTTGCGTTTAATTGCAGCAAGTGACTTACGTTTTCTTTCGACATCTATACGCTTTTTCAACCCCATGTGTGAGATATACCTGCCTGACTGTGTTGATAGCCAAGCACTGACTTCCCTGTAACTATACTGCTTTAGATGCTTCTTTGCAAGTACTAAAAGCTCTAATTCTTTAGTAATAGGTTTAAGCCAGTCCTCATCATCCGGGTCTATCTCGTAACCAAATGGTACTTGAGGCGATAATCGTGGGATTCTCTCCCATCTCTTTACTTTAAAGTCAGGCTTAGGCAACATCCAGTAGCCTATGCTCTCACGTTCTTTCGTCTTAGTTACTCGTATCATCTTGCTCTTTAGGAGGGAGGATAAACAAACCACCTGAGGCTTGTACCTCCACACGCTCCGTCTTTACAATACCTGCACGATCAAGTACTTCTTTGGCTGCAGCCATCTTCTCTTTTACGCCTAGCTCTGTAGGGTCAATAAGAGCCTGTCCGAAAGCTACAGCTGCCTTAGGTCCAATACGTGCCATGTACGTCTTAGTGCCATCAAAGATCTCATCCTTAAGAGAATCAATGATAAGCCTCGTAGGGGTGTTATCGCTGTAGCCAGCAAGCTTCTTAGCTTTCACTACGTCACCGCCAGCCTCATCGAAGAGTACCTCTAAGAACTTAACTTGATTCTCTGTAAGTTGTCGTGCCATTACACTACTTTCTTATGTTTCACTGTCTGTTCCGTAGAACCGTTGCTTGATCTCACCACGGGTAATACCAATATCTTTAAGCTGCTTGTCACTCATGTTATTCAGTAAGTAATAGTCTGCTCTCATCTGTTGAGCTTTAGCTAGTGAGTTACCAACAGAGATAAAGAACTTAGCTACAGCTTTCAGTGTTCGTTTGGTTGTAGCTATTACTGCAAGTTTAAATTGGCTTGGGTAGTCGTATGTTAAGTACATTATGTAGTCTCCACTGTATGTTATGCCGTTCTTGGCATGTACAGTTATACTACAAAACAGTAAGGTTTAGAACTGCTATATTGGAATACCCGCTATGTGTTAGCCAACAGGTACAAACGTCTCAGTTACAGTAAGAATAGTGTCAATATGACCAGCGGAAGTAGGTACGTTTTGTATCTTATCACCCGGCTGCAGTACTAGATCAATGTTTGTAAAGGTAATGTAATCACCTGCGCCTAGACTCTTGCCTGACAGAAAGTGTGATGTGTAAGAATCAGCTGCTACATACCATTCTAGATCTACAGAGTTTGTACTACCACCACCGTTGACTACATGGATAAACGTAACCTCAGCTACACAGTTAGCAGGGCATGTATATACAACCTCTGTAGCAGTGCCA